ATGTACAGTCCGGTACAAATAGCCAATAAATTCATAACGTTGGGAAACCAACATCATAATCCTCTGACCCACATGCAACTTCAGAAGCTTACTTATATTGCCCATGGTTACTATTTAGCATTAACAGGTAAGCCTTTGCTCAATGAATGTGTCTCCGCGTGGAAGTACGGTCCAGTTATTCCTGGAATGTACGATGCTTTCAAAGACTATGGGAATAAACCTGTTACGAATGTAGCAGTAGCTCCTTTTGGTGGCATCGTTACTATGGATCCGCAAGCAGAGAGCATTATAGGGGCTGTTTATAAGTTTTACGGCTCGAAAAATGGAATTGAGTTATCAACTCTAACTCATATGCCAGGTACGCCTTGGTCACAAGCTTATAATGGTATTGGCTCGTCGATCATCTCAAATGATGCGATCAAGGCTTATTATCATGATTTATTGAATAACCGACAGCAATGTCAGGGCCTCTGAAAAAGTAATATTCAGGGATGACATGTCTCATAATTCAGATATCTATAAACTGATCGGAGCGGCCGCAGGTGTTGAAAATGGTCGCTCTGAAGCATCCTTAAACTCTACTGACAGTCAAGAGCAGGCTTTTGAATCCGCATTTGAGCCGTCTAATCATGAGCGCGATGATGATTCTTCTTCAGAAAATAAGGCTATTCTGGAGGCAGAAGAGTTTGGTTCTAATACTGGTGCATTGCATGAGTTTATGCAGCAGAACAGAATGGACAGTCTTCAAGCTCAGCTTGATATGCTCAAGTCACAAGTACGGGATAAGATAGCTGACGCAACTGGTAAAGAAATAGACAATGAGCTTCGGACAAAAATGGCCTCATTCACGGTTTGGTTTATGTCGTGTTGGTGCTTATTTGTAGCCGGAATGTTTGTATCATTTCTTATTGCTCATGAAGGAAAGCCGCCAGTTGAAGCAATCGTTGCATTACTGGGAACAAGTACAATTAGTATTGTTGGTTTGGTTGGCTTCGTTGTTAGTGGATTGTTCAAATCTAGAAAAGATGGCGATAAAGAAAAATAACCCGTATATACACGGGTTATTCATGGTCTTAGTTTAGTTATATTTTTGTTTATCCGTTCTGACCTTTTCCCACTCAGCTCGTCCTTCTTCTCGTCTTTTGTCTATGTATTCCGCAAGATCCTGAATATTGATGCAACGTTTTGCTTTTTGTGATGTGCCGATGCGATATGTTGGAACGGGCAACTTACAAGCGTTTGCTTTTGCTTCTGCCGTGGCTGGACTCATGCCAAAGTACTTTTGGCTAACTGCTGAGAGTTCAATGTTAGGGGTATTGAATTCAGCCATCAGTAAAAACAAGGTGTTCATAATTTTCTCCATCAAAACCGGCTGCACCCGGAAAAATCATAATTCTGTGCTGGTGGCAGGAATTAATTTCTGCCAGATAGCTGAAACATATTTTGCCTGATGACGAGCATCAGCCAGGGCGTTGTGCCGTTCGCCATCGAAAGGCATGTCCATTTTGGGGTCGAATCCGATGGAACGCCCAAGCGTAACGATCGTGCGTACATCGTGATCATTCCAGTACGCCCATGGGCAGATTTGTCCTGCTCGTTCATAAGCTCCGCGTAAAATTACGTTGTCGAAGGTGGCCCCGTTACCCCAAACTTTTAAATATTTCGTATTGCCTGCGTGCCGATTAATGAAATGGCTCAGTTCAGAGAGTGCATCGCTGATCGACAAAGTATCATCAATACAGATTGCAGCTCGTGCTTCAGGGCTTTGTTTCAACCACCACAGGATGGTATCGCCGTCAGGTGTGGCCCCTTGCTCCATAGCACTGTCCAGGCTGACAACCGTATAGAATGCTTGTCCGATGTCTCCGGTTTCTGGAGTGAAGAACACCGCGCCAATGGAAACGAACGGTGCATCCTTATTTTTCCCCATCGTCTCAAGGTCGATCATTAAGTTGTTCATCACTTCACCTCATGCGGCGGTTCCGGTAGCGGCATCCAGTGTGATGGTATCCACGACGCACCAGGTATTACCCACCCATCATTAGCGTCAGGATGCCCCGGGATGTAAGTCGCCCATTTCATTCGCCAGTCACCTTTCCTGTCAAACTCCCTGGCAACAAGAACGGCTGTTTTGCTATCCGGCATTCGCTCACTACAGCTTATCCAACCGCCCGGAATTACCGGAGAGTTGCCATTTACATCGAAGTTTGGCTCTGCGTCCTGAACTAGGAGGATGTAACCATTCTTGGCTGTATCAAGTTCTAACGCCTCGGTGACGGTACCGAAATAGCGATTACCTAAATCAGCATCACAAGTGCTTACATCAATGGAAACTTCCATCCCTTCGATTAATTCTGGCAAGTTGTAAGTTTGGCTTACAGGCTCTGCTTCCAGTGATGCCAGTGCAATTCGTGCCAGCTCACGCACAACTTCAGGGGGCGCGTAACGGTCATTCAGGTCATCCCACAGGCGTAGCATGTTATCGCTACCAGGGTGAACATCCTCGTTAGTTCCGGCAAGCGCACTAATAACCTCATCGGCTGCTTCAATAATTTTCTGTGCCTGTTCTCTGGTAATAGTGGTCATTTGTTATGCCTCAATACACGAAATCTGTTTTAAATTCATGGTTACATTCTGGACAGCATGTTTCGTAACCTTTTATTTCTTCACATGCCTGTTTAGCTCCAGAAAACTCCCAGAAATCAGCGTCACAAAGCAGATCGAAATTGTGACCGCATTTTGGGCATTCGGTATCAAGTGACAGATTCCAGTAAGCAGTGGTGTTTTTATCCATATCAGTCTCCTTTCCCCTGAAGCATAGCGGCACGGCAGGCGTTCCAGCCTCTCACCTCTGCAATAGCGGCAACAGCATCAACCGCGTACATACTAAGAGGATTAGGCATTGGTTTTTCTTCCGGTACTACTTGCGCTGGAGGGGCGGCGTAAATGCCCTCTATCACTAAATGTTTGCGCTCAAAATCATCTGGCTCTCGATGATATACGTAACTCCAATCACCAAGGTTATCATTGCGCCTGCAACGGAAACCTATCGGCTCGACTTCCAGCGATGCCAGAGCAATTCGTGCCAGTTCTTCCGCTTCTTCTGCTGGCAGTACAACGTTGCTACCCGGTCCGTATGTTTCGCGCCACTGCTTGATTGTCAGCAGTCGCTCTTTGGTAATAGTGGTCATAGCTATTTCACCTTAATCTCAACATTTCGCAGCTTTAGCTCTACTGGCAGGTCTGACTTTCCGGTTAATGCTAATGCGAGATTTTCTGGAGTAATGAGAGCAGTTATTGTTTTCCCCCTCGCCAGACGAATAATCATTCGTATCTCGCAATCGTCACATGCTCCCGGTCGAACAATTGAGATTTGTCCGTTCATCTCACTCTCCTTTGATGCGAATGCCAGCGGCGCGCTCGGCTTCACTTTGTTCCCAAAACCACTTGTGAAGCGCCATAAGCTTTTCGTCAATCGGTGCATATTTGCGATTAAAGTAGGCCTGAGCATCTTTCTCAGATTCGTCCGGTAATTCGCCAGGGCCAAACAGTGTGTTATAAATCCATGCTAGTCCGCTCTTAGCGTCGCCAGTTGCCTGCCATTCGATAATGGCAGCCTGCATGACCAGAATGTTTTTCCCGATTAATAGGTCCAGTTCTTTGTACCGGTTGCGGATGTATGCATTCTCGCTTTGTAATTTTGCGTTGCGCTTTTCTGAGGCTTCAAGTAACGCCTGCTTATCGCGTAGCGCTTCTTCCAGTTCAGCAACATGGCACTCACTATCAATAAGGTTGTTCTCTGCGGCTTCCAGCTCAACACGCAGCTTCCCTACCGTTAGCGCAATATCCTCGTTCTCCTGGTCACGGCTTTTGATGTATTGCTGGTTTCTTTCCCGTTCATCCAGTAGTGCCAGCACGGTTTCTGGTCCGGCCAGAAATTTGAAGGCGTTGAGCGCATCAATATCCACACCGTAATCTTTAAGTTCCTGTTCACTTAACAAATCATCATCAGCTGGCAACATTAACAGGCGTTCCATTGCTGGAATTGCACGTTCCGCCGCCTCACGCAGTGCCTGATAGTCAATCTTGCTCACTGGTTGCCTCCTTTTCGAAGCTGGGCGGCGATATCTTCGAGAACGCCATCAGAGAATGAGCGGTCAAAATCGCCTTCCGGCGCATTAGCCATAAACTCAGTAGAGGTAAGAATCATCCGGGCAATATCCGCGGCGTTCTTCGCAGTATCATCAATAAAACCAGCTTCCCAGGCAGCCAGCATTCTGTTCGCCACAAAATAAGCGCCTTCCTTGCGTGCTTCAGTCTTCACTTCAGCCAGAAAAGCATCGGTGGCTGGGGTGTCGATATTAGGCAGAAGCGCATAATCGCAAATCGTATCGATCGCAGGATCACAACAGTCATCCTCGTTGCGTGGTCGTTCGCCAACCTTCGTTGACGATTGCATGATGATTCCCCAGCAAATACTATCGACCTCTTCGCTCCATCCATCGCAAGCATCACCGCGATAGTCGTCAATTGCAGCCTCAGCCGATTCGATAGCTTCCTCAGCAGTTTTGTGCCATTCGAAATTATGCTCAGAGCCATATGAGAAATATGAATGTCCCGCCTTCAGCCCCGCATTCTCCGCCGCCAGCGCCGCGCACTTGGCCTCCGCTTCAGCAAATTTACGCACCAGATATTCAGCATTTGTTTCGTTCACTTTCAGATCTCGCGGTACACATTTCCCGCGAAGAAACCCTTCCATTTCGAAAACATTCATGCGCATTTGCGTAACTCCGATAACTCGTTAAAACGTTCCATAAACATCCCGTAGGCATGGCCTGGTGACAGTGGAATAACTTTGAACATCTCTGTTGCCGGGATGCCTTCCAGTACAGGCCAGAAAGAGCCATCATCAAGCCCGAGATCGCGGCGTTCGGTTGCCAGCATGATGAGATCGGCATATTTCACTGGCGTGCTCATAACAGGAGGTAACCCGTATTTCTCACGGATTACGGCGTCTATTTTTTCTTCCATCCGTTTATAGTCAGGAAGAAGTCGTTTCAGTGGCGCGGGGATGTCCTGGCAATATGCTTCTGTTGCATCATGCATTAACGCTTCAAAAGCAAATTCCTGCGGCACCAGCTGGCTGCAAAGCACCGCATGCTGGGCGACACTGTAGAAGTGTGAAAGATGTCCTGCAAAGCGACAGATATTTGAAAGGGAAACTGCGATATCGTTAATCACGATGTCGTCTTTATTTATCTTGTCATAATAAAAATGCTTCCCGGAAAAAGTTTTAATAAATGACATTTCGTTCTCCACTTTATATGCGCTGCACCGCGCTGAATTCTGCTAAAAGGAAGCTCTCACCATCCGGTGATTATTGAGTTAATTACGTTTCCATAAATGCCCCCGCAGGGGCATTTGCAGTAATGAAATCAGGCGGTGAAAGTACCAATAAAGGTTTCTACTTTGCTGTCTTTGAATTTCTCAACAAGCAGATCACGAAATTCGTTAGCCATTTCTTCCTGCATCGCTTCCAGCTGAATAATGCGCAGAACCAGTACAGGACGATCGCCAGTGATAATTCTGAGGCGTAATTTAAACGGACGTTCTTTCAGGCCTTCAAACGGAACGCATTTAAATTCAAATGCCACTGGCATAATGTCTTTGGTTTTCGCTTCGACAGACTCCATCAGGGAGCGTTTGCCGCTGAAGTCATTGTCTTCAAAATCAGCGGTCTGGTTTGCTTCAATTGTGATTTTACGGACTGCAGCAGCCGCTTTGGTTGCCTGAATGGTGTCACCATTAGCATCAAAGCCCACAAGGTAGTCGGCCCAGTCTTCAATCCATTCTGCCAGTGACTTCTGGGAGTTACGCTCGCCATTAACAGACAACAGAGCAGAAAACGGTGCTGTCTTTTTCAGTTTGAGGGTGGCGGTGTTATCTGCGTGACCTGGTTCATCAATAGTACCCAGGTTAAGCACACTGACGGCTCGCATATTATCGGCATCGATAAAGCAGCGGGTGCCTTCATCTGCAAGATCTTTAGAATAACGGGTAAAGTCATCGATGCTGGCAGTGGAAAG